GTGTGGGCGGCGGCTTCCATCAATTTGTGTTGGGCTGGTGATTTGCTTGGCATAATTAACCGTAAGATTTAACCATCTCAAGGACGATGGTATAGAAGTCACCAGCAGAAGCATCCGCAGTGCTGAACAAGACATCACCAGTTACTCCAGTGCCTGCGTTGTTAGTCAAACCGCCAAACTTTTCAAAATCCATTGTGTATTGAGAATTTTGTGGCACACACCAACAAAATACATCTGTGGTTGCATCCCAATAAATCTGTACTTCCAAGCCATGCGTTGCGGCATGGATTTTTGTAATAGTTACGCCAGTGCAGGCTAAACCAGATGCACTTGATGTCAAAGCAGAAACATCTACCTTCAAAACTTTGCTTTCACCAGTACCGTCAGAAAGGTTGGTGAATTTCATGATTGCCATCCGCTCACCATCTATGAGCGTTTGACTTGCGACTGCATCAGCCATAATTTATTCCTTAAATTAAAAGCAGGGGCCGAAGCCCCCACTTAGGTTTAGCACATCATGCCGCCGCGATTTTTAGGCGTCACCGTGACCGATTTCTCAGTCTTAGTAACGCTACCCGCTGGAGGCTTAGTTGGAGTTGATGTAAGCATACCCTTGACAGCTTCGTAGGCACGTTTTGGCGCACCCAAAATGCTTTCACGCATAGCTTCATTCTCTTTCTTCTCGTTTGCATAGTGACGGTCGTAAGCGCCTTTCGACATGTCCTCACTACCACCTTCTGCAAAACGAACCTTGCCACCTTTTTTGTAGCGGTTCAATTGACCTTGAGCGGTGTCATGAGCGTCGCTCACGTCATCGGTGTGGTAATCAGCTTCGGAATAGTGTTTGCCTTCCGGGCTGAAAAATTTCACACGATGCTCACCATAATCACGGTCTTTGTAAACCTTGGCTACATGGCCTTTTGGGCCAGTATGGGTCTTAACGAGACGAAGGTTTGGCTTCTCTGGATTCTTTTCTAACCTTTTAGCAAGGTCGGTGTAGTAATCCACTTTGCCACCCTTCGCAAAGGTGCCAGACTGCAAGCTGTTGGCTACGGGGCGCGAAATTGCGTGAGGAGGCATTTTTACTGCCTTGCCGTCATCAACAACTTGACCCCCCGTAGCGAAGGCTTTTTTTGAGGCACGCCCTCCCATCTTGAAGCCACCGCCATTGCCGTTCTTCACACCACCAGTGGTAGTGTTCTTGACGCCGGGCTTGGCTGAGTTTGCAGGACGGTTTTCCCAGTTACCACCTTGAATGGCATTGCCTAGACCGGGAACTTTGCCGCCTTCTTTGAAGCCGCCAGCATTACCCATCTTGACGCCGCCAGTGGTACCACCAGTTTTGCCTTTGCCTGCGGTTGACATCTTGGTGTTCTCATAAGCCTTTTCGTTGCCCATGATTGAACCACCCATGGCGTAACCACCCATGGCTTTACCGCCCATGTTGTAACCGCCGGGCTTGCCCATTTTGACTTCACCAGTGCCACGGGCGCTGTCTTTGTGAGACGTGTCCATCTTCGTCTTGGCGTAAGTGCTGACCTTGCCACCACCAGCTTTGCCGTGTGCCTTAGAGGCAGACATGGACTCGTGGTGCTTCAACTCTTTCTCAAGGTCTGCACAGCACTTGGCGTCCATGGAGCCGCCCTTCTTCATACCAGCCAAGGCACGTTGAACCATTGCGGCGCGCTTCATGCGCTTTGCAGGGGGCATACCAGCCAAGGCTTGGCGACCCATTGCTTGCATAGGTGCAGGAGCCACAGGCATAGCGCCGGGCACTGCGCCGGGCATGGCCATAGGCATACCACCACCCATTTGCTTGTTGACGACTTTGCCGCCCTTAGCATACATGTTGGGGTTCATTGCACGACGGCGTTCAGCCATAGACGGCTTCTTGGGGGCAACACCGTTTTCAGCGTCTTCAAACACTTTTGGGTTGTTGCTTGCCATAGACCGAAAAGATTCGGCTTGACCAGCGGCTTTGGACTTAACCTTGCCGCCTTTTTTGAGTTTCAGAATAACTGAAGGCTCGTCGGTCATCATTTTGACCATTGGTTTAAATTGACCCATGTTGCTCTCCTTTTAGGAAACGAGGTTTTGGTTTACACCAAGAGCACCGATGCGGGTTGCATTGGGGCCAACTGCGATGGCAGGCAACAAAACACCCATCACTGTGCGAACAATACCGTTCGAGGCAGTAGCAGGGGTGTATGTGCCGCGCACATCACCAGTGGTGGTAGTGGCAGTGTTGGTGTCAGCGGCAACAAACGTACCGGCGTCTTGCGCCAATGTGTTGTTGGACTTCACGCTTGCCACATAAGCAACGTTGGTCACGCGAACTGGAATACCCAACACGTTGGTTGTGCCAACAGTCAAAGCAGTACCAGTAGCGCCACTCACGGTCACAGAAGTGATCAGGTAGAAGGCTTTCAAACCATTTACAGCAGTGCTTACAGCGGCGCTAGAAGTGATCGCTTCACTCATTGCTTGGCCATACACGTCAAAGCCAGTCACAGTCACAGTTACTGGAGCCACACCCAAGGTGTAAGTCAAGCCTGTTGGTGTGCCTGCGGTGGTCACAACTGCCGCGCCTGCTGTAGTAGTCAGGGTTGCGGAAGTGGCTGTCACAGCGGTCAGGATGTAAGTCGTTGGGTTGGTGTAGCCAGTGATAGTACCTGTGCCACCTAAGGTGCCAGAGATAGTCAAACGTTGACCAGTTACCAAACCAGACTGTGAAGTGAAAGTAATTTGACCACCAGTGCCTGCAATCACGACGCTTGACAAGGTTGCAACTGCGGCAGTTGCGGTTGTCACGCTGACGCCGCGAGGCATATCAAGTGCTAAAGCAGAAGTACCGGAGGTTGTAGTGACCGACTTCACAGAAGTTCCAGCAGTCAAAGTCAATGAACCAGCGGCGGCTGGAGTTTGAGAAGCGGCAATGTTGTTTGCCACAGCGGCTTGAGGAGCCACGTCCCAAGCATAGATGCGACCCAAGGGGCCAACACCCAAACTCATTGGAGATGGATTGTCGAAGGGCTCTAAATCATGAAGAGTCAGCGCGGTAGTGTTTGCCACGTTGATTGCTTGATTCAGTGTGTACGTGCCAGTGCCACCAGTACCAGTGCCAAATGCAGTGATGTAGGTGCCGTCGGTCACGCTGGTGCCGTCAACAAACATGCCGACCACGATTGGTGCGCCAAAGCCCACAGCAGTCACGGTCAGAGTTGTAGAGGAAGAACCACCTGTGCCACCAGTTGCGGTGGTTGAGTAGTTACGGATGCCAGTACCCATGTAGGTCTGTGCAGGGCCTAAAAATAGGTCGTCAGAAAATTGAGGCATTGATCTTCTCCTTGAAAAGCATGATCAGTTTAAAAAAAAGGGCTGGCTTTTTAGACCAGCCCCTGTCACTTTAGACGCCGGGTGTGCCGAAAGCACAACGTGGGTCTGTAAAGCCGAGGTCATAACGCTCGGTAGCCTTGTAACGCATTGTGTCGGTCTCGAAGTCACCTTCCATGGTCTTCTCCAAACGACGACGCATCAACAGCTTAAAGCCTTCAGGTGCATCGGTTTGAACCCAGAACGCGCTAGGGTTGGTCAAACGAGACAGAACAGCGGCACCTTCGTCCAGCAAACCGATAGATTTAACTGGGTTGATGTCGTTGTTTGCGTTGCCTGTGCGGAGCACAGACTTCAACAGAACTTCAGCTTGGAAGATGTTGCCGGGAGCCACGATCAATTGACGTGGAACCAAACGAATCTTCTTGCCGTTGTTGTCAACTGCTTGACGAATTTGGATCAACAATTGTTCCAAAGAAGTCTGTGACAAGTTGGCGGCGGTAGCCAATTGGTTGCTGAAAGTGCCGTTCACGATTGGGTGTGATGTGTTAATCAAAGACACACCGTCGCCACCGGGGTTGGCGCTGTTGAACGCAGTGTTCAACACGTTTGCGGCCAACAGTTCTTTGGTTTCCACCAAGGACTGAGCCAAGTGACGTGCATACACCTGACCAATACGGATGTGGTCGCCGTCTTCAACCAAGACTTTAGTCAAGGCAAAAGCGAGACCGTACACTTTGTACAGGTAGCGTTTCAAGAAGAGCACACCACCTTGTTGATAGGTCACGGGCGTACCGTCAGGTAACTGAGGTGCGGCTCCGAAACCGTACAAGACGGGTTCTTCGTGGTAGTTACGTGGAATGCCGTCTTCTTCGCGGAACACACGGCTCCACTCGTCGGCACGTTGATCATAGACTCCGTCAAAACACTCGTTGAGAATTGGTTCAACGATGCTTCTAAAGTCCGTACTGCGCATTGGTGCGGCCATTTTTTACTCCTTGGCTAGTTAAGCAATTGCGGTGACAGCACCGAAGAATTGCGAGTTGGCACATACGACGCGCACGATTGTGTAAGCATCGCCCCAGTCATTGCCCGGATAGGGAGCAATGTCAACAACACGCATCTGACCTTGTGAACCATTACCCACGGCAGTTGCAGAGCCCAAAGTGGCTTGCGACAAACCTGTGGTTGTGGAACCAGCAGTCACGTTAGTGAAGTTGAACTCGTTGCCAATGGTGGTTTGAGCCATTGAGCCGTCGGCTTGAATTTCATAAACGATGTTTTGGTCGTTGTAGAAGTAAGCCACGCATGAACCAGCGGTATATGCGGTGTTGGCAGGCCAATAGTTAGATACACGGGCACGACCTGTGGTATCTGTAAACTGGACGCCAGCAAAAGCACCAACCCAAGCACCAGAAGTGGTGGCGGGGAGGATGGTGCCGAGAGTACCGCCAATAGCGGTTGTTTGATAGCGAACGGGCTGACCTTTGAGAATGTCAGTGTTGTACGCAGAAGGGATGCCGCCGGCAAGCGCCTGAGCACGATCCAAACCAGAGGGATGGAACGCAGGACGCAAGCCAAACGGAGCAGAGGTTGCACTCATAATTTACTCCTTAGTTAACCCGAAAATACGGGCGTTCGGTTGGGTTGCTGATCAAGAGAGCCAATACCTTCGCCTTCAACACTCGCAAGTGAACGACCATTGCTGTCACGCTGTCCTTGGAGGCTTTCCACTTGAACACGAATCTTTTCAGCCTCTTCACGAGGTTGGTCGTGATGGTGATAAGTCATGATCTCTTGGAAAATATCCATGGGCAATTTGAAAAGCAACATCTCGTTACATGAGATATATCCAACATGCTCACCTGACTTCACTCGATAGTCTTCATAGCCGGGTAACTCATCCGATTTAACGGGAACGTACCCTAAGCGAATCCGCTTATCAATGCTGTCGTAGCTGTTGGTTGTCGAAAGCCAGCAAAGGTGCCACCCATCCATGTCGGGCAGTTTTGGCAATGCTGATTGCGTCCATTCCTCGCTCCACATCTTGCGACGTTCCTGCTTTGAAATGAACTTATCCTCAGGTGCTTTGCGGCTTGCGTCCTCGCTTGCGCGATCATTGCGTCCACCAGCATTGAGAGATTTTTTTAAACGTGATTCCATGATGTTTTCCCCTTAGATTTAGTTGCGGCGACCGTTTGCACGATCGAATTCAATGAACTGCTTGACCATTCGTGCTTTGCGCTCAGGATTGTCCCAAGCACCCACTTCTTTCATCGCCTTGACTCGGTCAGGTGATAAAACAAATTGGGTGCGGTTAGAACCACCATAAGCGGCCGAAGCCTCGCGTCCTGCACTTCCCACAACATTCCTTGGTCGTCTGACATCACGGGATTCGTTGTCATTGGAATCATTGTAGCGGTGAGGCAACTCTCTTTGCAAGCGGCTATCTAACTCTTCCCAATAATCGGGATCGGTTGGGTTCCAGCCTTGCGTTGACATCACCTCATCAATCTTCTTGGCAATACGGCTATCAGGGTCTGTAGCCGCTGGGTTGTACCATTTATTGCGGCGCATCCACTGGGCGGCCAGCTTTTGAACCTGTGGATCAGGCAACTCGGAGTTATCCTGCTGAGGGCGGCGCAATTCTTGGTCGGCCTGCTGGCGCAGTGACATCAAATTACGCGCTTCCTCTTGCGCGGCCTGCCACATGGTCTGTGCTTCGACCATTGCTTCGCCATCACCGTTCTGAGTGGCCTCAGACAGCTTCATTTTGGCGTATTCAAGGCGTGTTTGAGCGTCCTCAATGCCTTTATCGATGCGAACCAAGTGCTCTGACTTGGTGTTTCGCTCCAATTGGCCTAAGCGACGCTTGAATTCTTCGTTTTCACGCTGTAGTTGCGTCAGACGGGCGTCTTTTTCCTGATTTGTCTTGCGAATCAGGTCTTTTTTGGCCCTACGGCGGCCACGTTTAGCCGCACGCAACTCATCATCGTCATCTGGATGGTCTGCATCGTCATCACGGACGTTGCCACCATCTGCTTTTTCGTCAAAGTTTTCACCCTGAAGCATTTTTTCAGGCAAATCGACCACTGCGGAGCCATCTTGTTCCTCCATGATCGCAATATCTTCCTGTTTATCGTTTGGATCAGCCATTGTTCCCTCCTGTTAGACGTAGGCTTTAAAAGAAAGTGGGTTGCTCGTGACGGTGGCAATCAACTCGTGATCGTTTAACGTCATAAACAGCACCGGGTCTTCGTCTTGGTCACCTTTGGGGTTTTTAATTTCCCAACGATCACCGCCCCATTTGGGGACTCGGACGAAATCGCCCACCTGTGCCCACGCGCCCTCAGGCCATGCGGTCATGGTGTCACGATTTTTGTACGCCAATGGCCCCAACGCAATGACTTTGCCAATCATGTTGTTCCATTTTTCGTTCTCTTTGGTCTCTTCAACCAGAACAATGCGTCCTGTTTTCTTTTTTATGCGCCGCAGTTGAACGATTACTCGTCCTCCAAGCGGTGCCATTCCCGGATTTACATCTGGAAATGCCCACGCCAACTCTTGCGGGTCAGGCGTGTCGTGCGTGGCCTCGAAGGCCATGATTTTTTCTTTCTCACTCATCATCAACTCCTAAACACCATATCTCAGGTGCATCGTTATGCGCTTAGTCAGCGCGGTCTCACCCCGGAGTGGGGCTATCAATCTTGGTTCTTCTCTTCATCCAGCATGTTGTCGATCATGTCCAAGGTAAGTTGCAGTCCTTGGTATTCGCCAACCATGCGTTGGTAGCCATCCCAAGTTGCTGGAATCCCTTGAGCAAGGGCCACATGCAACTCAGCTTGGCGTACTTTGACCCTGTGGATCAGTTGTTCAAGCATTTGACTTCTTGGCACCAGACAAGCCACCGCTACGCTTTGCAGGCTGGCTGTTGCCGCCCTTAGCTTGCATGGATTGGCCAGTCAGCTTCTCGCCCATTGCGAGACGCTTGTGCTGAGGTACGAGCACGCTCTTTTGTTCTTGATCAGACGTTGCCATTTGGTTCTCCTTGAGGTGGCATTAGGGGCGCGGCGGGTGCCGCAGGTGGTTGAGCAGGAGCCATTGGTTGGATGGGCTGATGCATCAATTTCGCGTTCTCAATGGCAATCTTTGTTTGATTGTCATCGAGGTGTTCTTGCATGTCCTTCTGCAAACGATCTTGGGCCAACTTAATGTCGGCTTGATCCTTGGCAGTCTTACGCTGTGTCTCTGCCATGTTGGTGTCCTTGACAACTTGTGCGTCAGGTGGCAATGCCGCAGGTGCGTTCTTGCGTTGCTGGGCCATCTGAATGATCTGCGTAATGGCCTGCTGGAACTGACCAAACACTTGTTGAGTGTCCAGCATGACGTGCGCGCCAATGGTGGTGTACACCTTGTCGATGGTGGCCGTAAGTGCTGGATCGTCGTAGTCGTCCACGGGCTTGCCCACAGAGTCCTGCACGTAACCGTTGGAGCGATTGAGGTACCACAACGTCATGTGTTGCTTCAAGTGCTCGATTAGGTTGTTGAGGTAGTTCGGGTCTGCAAATGGTGACTGGCCCAAGAACGGATTGAGCGCAAATTGCAGGTGATCCTGAATGTGTGCGATGTGATCCTGTTGCAGGTACGCATAGGCTGGCTGGCCAATGAGCAATGCGGCGTTCTCGTCGGCCGATGTGCGCTGTTCTGGGGCTGGCACATCCTTCATCAACTCGTTGATGTTTGGCACCTTCATTTGCTTAAGCATGCGTGAGAGCACTGCGCTGATGTTGAACTGCTCAGGGTGCTTCTCGGCCAGCGCCAGCACGGCTTGGTTCTGTGCCATGCGCTGAGTCTCAGAAAAGATGTGAGGATCAGATACAGGCACCACGTCGGTGTTCTTGTCAAAGTCTTCGCGAGTGATTTCCAAATCGGCAACAACGTCGCCCTTTTTCATCTCGTCAAAGTGCCAGCGGTTTAGGCGGCACAAAATCTTCAGCACACGGGCTTGTGAGTCGTGCATGCGTGCGTGGATCGATGAGAACACCGCCGCACCTTGCTCAATCAAAGCCTGTGTCGTGCCTACGGGCGCGTTGCTGGTAACGTCTGCAATCTTCTCTTCGCTTGATGTGACCACGCCTTTGGCGGCCGTATCCAGCCATCCCAACAACTCAAACAGCACCTGTGAAGGTGGGTTGAACGGCATTGGCATGGCAATCTGGCGAATGTCTTGCACGCCGGGCGCGCCTTCAATCTCAATGATCTGGGTGACATCGACCTGCTGTGACTGGCCACTGATCTTCGCACCCTTCAACTTCAGCATGGTGGCCGAGTTGTTGATGTGCGCAGTGTCCAGCAAGGCCCGTAATGCGCCCGTCAAGGCCGCGCTGAGGCCTCCGATGAGGTGAGGTAGCCCAATAGCGTATGCG